TCCTACATCATTGATCGAGAAAAGGGCATCATGCCTCCGAAGGGATTTGAAGACATCTCAAATGGCTCATGGTTTGGGTCTTTCAAAGTTGATAATGAGAAGATCTGGAATGAAGTGAAGGCAGGTACTTTCAAAGGCTTTTCTGTGGAGGGACTTTTCCGATATGAGAAGACCAATAAAGTAGTAACTCAGGAGGAGCAGATCATGCAGCAGATCTTCAAGATACTTTCTCAAATTGAACATTAAAAATCAATTTAATATTTACAATTATGAACGCAAAAGAAGCACTAGTAGAAATCAAAAAACTACTTTTCTCAGAGGCAGAAAAGCAGGCAGCCTTTGCACTTGTTGAAGGTAAACTTGTGGACGGCACAGTAGTGGCCTACGATCTTGAGGAGGGTTCGATCTTTGTAATCGGTGAAGATGGGGCACAAATCCCTGCACCTGTTGGAGAGCATCAACTTGAGTCAGGTGAGGTAGTGGTAGTACTTGAGGAAGGTAAAATTGCAGAGGTAAAGAAAGAAGAGCCTAAGATCGAAGTAGAGATTGAGGCTACTGCTGAAGTACCTGCTGAAGAAGATCCTAAGAAGGATGAAGCAATGGCCAAAGTAGAACAGGCTATGGGTGACCTTGAAAAAAAGGTAGAAGAATTGACTGCTAAGGTAAAGGCAATGGAAGAGAAAGCAGAAGAGGTTAAGGAAGCGGTAAAGATGTCCGCAGTAGTACTTGAGTCTTTGGCAAAAGAACCAAGTGATAAGCCTATCACTAGCCCTAACCAATTTGCAAAGCAGTTGAAAGTAGAAAAAAATGACAGGTACACCAACCTTCAAAGCGCATTTCAAAAATTAAAAAACAAATAAAAAAATGGCACTAGATTTATCAGGATTAACTAACTACGTTAAAGAAAATGAATTGCAGTTGACTTCTGCAGCCATCTTCTCTGCGAAAACTGCTTCCCTTATCGAAGCACTTGGTAACGTTCAGGTCGGAGTGAAATCCGCTGAGACTATCAACATTATGACTACCGATGCGGTATTCCAGGCAGGCGGTACTTGCGGTTTCAACTCCTCTGGAACTACCACTATCACACAGCGTACTATCACAGTAGGTAAAATCAAGATTCAGGAAAGCATCTGCCCTAAAGCATTCGAGGCTAAGTACACTCAGAAGGCTTTGAGAGAAGGTTCTACCTATGACTACATGGCATACGCTGCTGAATTCTCTGCTCAGAAAGTAGCGAGAATCGGTGCTGCCCTTGAGACTGCTATTTGGCAGGGAGATACCGGAAGCCAAAACGGACAATTGAACAAGTTCATGGGCTTTGGTACTATCATCAATGCTCTTGGTTTTGGTGGTGCAGGTGACCCTATCAATGGTAACACAGGCAACCAGACTACCTTGACTTCTAGCAACGTGATTGCTGCTGTTGACATGGTATTCGCTGCCCTTCCTGCTGCCCTTTTGGACAAGGATGATGTAGTGATCTTCTGCGGTAATGATACTTTCCGTGAGTATGTTATTGCTTTGAGAGAGGCTAACTACTTCCACTACCCTGTAGATGCTGCTAACATGGAACTAGTAGTACCTGGCACAAACATCAAGTTGATCGGTGTTAACGGCTTGAATGGTACTGATTACCTAGTAGGTTTGTCTATGTCTAATATGTACCTAGGTACTGACCTTTTGAATGAGCAAGATCGTTTCGAATTGTTCTATGCAAAAGAGGCAGACGAAATGAGATTCGTAGTAGAATTTAAACTAGGATGTCAACTTGCCTTCCCTGACGAAGTAGTGTTCTGGAAGAAGTACGTTGCTCCTTAATTCAAATCACGGGTAGGGGATTCACCCCTACCCTATTTTACTAATCTTTAAAAAAATAAAATATGGCTTGCGCATTAACTCAGAACTATACCCTTGACTGCAAAGATTCTATCGGTGGTTTGAAGGCAGTATGGTTTGCAGCCGTAGAAGATATCGCATCTTGGACAGGTACTGCCGGAACTTATACCGGTGTGACTATGGATTCAGGCAAATATTTCTGGAAGTATGACCTAGTAAAGGAATCTTCCAACTTTGCTGAAGCCGTGAATACCAACGTTCAGAATGGTACTGTATTCTACGCTCAGACCTTGGAGATCATCCTAAATAAATTGCAAGTGAACACTCGTAATGAGATCCTTCTACTTGCTAAGAATAGACTAGTAGCCCTTGTTCAGGACAATAACAATAAGACCTGGGTTTTAGGAATTGATAACGGACTTGATTTAACCGGTGGCGGTTCAGGATCAGGTACTGCATTTGGTGATCGAAATGGCTACACCTTGACATTCACAGGAAACGAGAAAGAACTTGCTGCCCTATTTACTGGCACTCCTCCTGTAGATTAATATTTGGTTTGTTGTTTAGATGTGAAAGCGCCTCCATTTTGGGGGCGTTTTTTTTGTGTACATACTTAATGGTTTTAATATTTAAAGGTATGGTGATAATTGAGAAGGGTGCAAATAGCGTGATCTATATAGCCCTATTTGATAAACGAGAAACGAGCAGCAATACCTACACCTTTCTATTTCAGCATGAAGTAACAAAGGAGGAAGTGACTTTAACCCTTACAGATGTGAGTGATTTCAAAGATAGATACTCAGAATTTGCAATTAGTGAAGCATCCTTTACAAGTAGCACAGTAGGCTTTTGGCGGTACTATGTTACCCAAACGGGAAGCGGTGCGGATGTTATTGCTACCGGTAAAATGGAGTTAACTGCACCGAATCTATCTACTACGGGAGTGGTAAGATACAACGGCTATAATGGTACTTATAAGACCTATACAACAAGCGCATGATAAAGTTATTTAAGTTCGATCAAGTTCCTCTACCCGTTTACAAAGAAGTTAAGGGGAAGGAATACGTTTACTACGGGGAGAAGAATGATTACCCAAACTACCTACTGCGGATCTACAACAATAGCGCAAAGAATAATGCTATTATAACAGGCAAGGTGGACTACATCTGTGGCAATGGGTGGACTGTCAAGGCTGAAGATGAAATGCAGAAGGCTAAGGCATTCGGCTTGATTGATCGAATCAACACCAAGGATGAAAGCCTTAACGAGTTGACTAAAAAACTTGTTACCGATTTATCTATTTTTGGAGGCTACTACCTACAGGTAATCTGGACAAAAGGAACGGGTGAAATTGCAGAACTTTATCACGTTGACTACTACAAGGTAAGAACGAACCTAGACAATAGCGAATTCTACGTTTCGGATAATTGGATTAAGAATGACAATGTCAATCCAAGACCTGATTTTGAGACCTATCCTGCATTCGATCCTAATAATACCACAGGCACACAGATCCTGTACTTCAAAGAATACAGAGCAGGGGCAAATACCTACTCCCTACCTGACTACAGAGGTGCGATATCCTACATTGAACTAGATATCTCTATCGGGGAATACCATTTGAACACGATTAATAACGGGATGTTCTCAAGTAAGTTAATCAACTTGAATGGTGGTAAGGTAAGCCAGGAGGAAGAGGATAGAATCGAAAGACAATTCAAGGACAAATTCTCAGGATCAAAGAACGCAGGAAAATTCATGCTTGCATTCAATGATTCAAAAGAAAACGAGCCTTCAATAGTAGACCTTTCCGGTACTGAATTAGACAAGCATTTTGACCTATTAAATAAGACTGTTCAGCAGGAGATTTTTACAGGTCATAAGGTGACTAGCCCTATGCTTTTCGGGGTTAAAACAGAAGGTCAACTGGGCGGAAGAGCAGAACTTCGGGAAGCATCCGAACTATTCCAGAACACCTATGTGAACGCAAAGCAGCAAAGCCTTGAAGAGGTAGTGAATTACCTTTTGAAATTCAATGACATAGTAGCAGAACTTGAGATCAAGAAAACTGAGCCTATTTCTTTCCAATTTAGCGAGCAGATTATTTCTACTAACATGACTCAGGATGAAATCCGTGAGAAGTTGGGACTTGCTCCAATCGAGAAGAAAGAAAGTCAAGGCGCACAGGACATCATCAACTCTTTGAACAGCCTTTCTCCATTGATTGCTACTAAGGTAGTTGAGAGTATGGATGTGAATGAATTGAGGGGCTTGATTGGCCTACCTATTAAGACTGAGATAGTGACTCCTGAGAATATAGGTCAAGAACCTGCTGCTGCTTTCTCTGATCACCTACACCTTGAGTGTTCAATCTCAGAACACGATGCAGACATCCTAAAAAAGTTTGAAGGCAAAGGGGTATCAAAGGATAAATTCAAGGTGATTGAATCTTCAAAGATGCACTTCTCAAGTATGGAAGACTTCATCAAGCAAGATCTATTTGCCGAGTACCTACTTAATGAGGTGCAGAAAAAGATCCTTACTCAGATTCAAAGAAATGAGGCTGTGACCATTCCGCAGATTGCAAAGGCAGTAGGCATAGATGAAGCATCTGTGATCTCAAGAATCAATACTTTGATAGATGACCAGGTGCTAGTGGAGAAGATTAGCCGTGAAGGCTTGATCACTAGATCGGTGACTCGTACAGGAGAGGCGGCTATTAAGAGGCTTCAACCTGTGACTTCCTTTAAGGTGCTTTATTCCTATGAGGAAAGACCAAACGTACCTGAAGCAAAGAGTGGATCACGTCCTTTGTGTGAGAAGTTGTACGGAAGCGGGCTATTCTTTACCAGAGAAGAGATTCAAAACATATCCAATCAGTTAGGCTATTCGGTATTTCAACTTTGTGGAGGATGGTATACCAATCCAAACACGGGTAGAAGAACTCCATTCTGCCGTCATGAGTGGAAAAGAAACGTAGTAGTAGAAAAGACATCATAATGAGCGCAAATGTTTTAATGATATCGGAACAATCCTTCAAGGATTTCACGGTAGCCTCCGCAAATATTGACCTGAAGAATGTTACTCAGGTGATTAAGATGACTCAGGATAGGTATATACATCCTATCTGTGGAACTGCGCTTTATGACAAGATCCTTCTACTAATTTCAAACGGGACTATAGGTCAAGGAGGGAATGCAGTCTACAAGACTTTCCTAGATTCCTACTTAACAGATACCCTTTTCAACTATGTCCTAGGTGAATTGCCTATGGCTATGCAGTACAAGTTTGTGAATAAGGGGGTAGTAAAGCGCAAAAGCGAAAACATCACAGAGCCTACCTTCGCAGAACTTCAAAGCATTTCTCAATACTACAAAAACTATGCTGAATGGTACGCAGAACGGGCAATAAATTACCTATGCGCTAACTCTGAGCAGTATCCAGAATACTTGAATCCTGGTAGTGATGTGACTACCATCCAACCTGTGAGCAATCAGTACAAGGTGGCTATCAATCTAGGACGTGGGGACTATGAAGATCACAGGCCATATAGCGAAAGATACCAAGGCAATCGATACAAAAAACCATTCTAAAAATGGCTTATTCTAAAAACGAAAAAAAGTTAAAAGAATTCCTAAGCAAGCAGCATGACATTAGTAGACCTAGTCAAAAAGTTAAAAGCAATCCAAGAAGCGCACCCAATGATTCGAACCTTCGGAGAGGGTGATATCTATGACTATGTAGATAATGGCGGAGAGATTCAGTACCCTGTACTTTGGACTGTGGTACGGCCTGCCATTTATAACTCTACTACTTTACGCTATGACCTAGTCCTTCTCTTTGCTGATCTACTAACGGAAGACAAGAGTAACAGGCTACAAATTCAAAGTGATCAGATGCTTGTGGCTTTGGATGTGCTTGCAAAATTAAAACTTGATAATGACTACACCTTTAATACTGCTCCTAACTCGACTCTGGAATTTTTCCAAGAACGCTTTGATGACTTTACAGCCGGTGTATCAATCACTATACAGGTTACTGCTCCAATGCCTTTAAATATGTGCCAAATCCCTACCGAATCATAAAATGAATCTCTTGCAGAAAGATGAAATAGGAGTACCCTCTACACTTGTAGCAGTCCTTGCGAATGTTTTCCAAGCCATAGGAATAGACTTCTTGAATGTGGTCTTGACTATGATCATTTCGCTGCTTTCAATCGTGTGGCTAGTATATAAAATCAAAAACGAAAAGGCAATTTTTGATCAGAGAAAAGATGAAGAAAGCAAGTAGTGTTCAGAAGGCTTCTGCATTTGGGAAGCGCAGAAAAGGGAAGGCTAAAAAATCCTATGCAAAAAACGAAAGCAGACCTAAAAAATATAGAGGTCAAGGCAGATAGAAAACGCTTGACTATTTGGGCTATTTCTTTGATAGTGATAGCAAGTGTGGCGGCCTATGTTCTTGAGCCTGAATCTCTCAAATACTTTTTAGAGTTCCTTCATATCATTATCACATCCTTAGTCATCTAATGGAGCAATACAGACCAAGATTAAATCAGCATGAATGGGAGATCATTCAGGGAATTAGAAATGCAAAAAGAGGTGGTGGAGTTTTGGAGATTGGAGATCTGCATGAGCCTTTCTGTTTAGATGAATATTTAGATTTCTGCATTGAGCAGAAGCATAGATATAAAACTGAAAAGGTAGTATTCCTTGGTGATATCATTGACAATCACTATGCATCCTATCACGAAACAGATCCTGATGGCATGAGTGCCTTGGATGAATTGAACCATGCTATAGATCGAATAAAAAAGTGGAGGGATGCTTTTCCTGAAGCCGTGGTGATTATTGGAAACCATGACAGGCTAGTAATGAGAAAAGCCTACACGGCAGGGATTTCAAAGAAGTGGATTAAGACCTACAAGGAAGTACTTGAAACTCCAGGATGGGACTTTGTTGAGGAGCATATCCTTTATGACAATCTCTATGTTCATGGTGAACAGGGTACTGCTATAGCAAGGGCTAAATCGGATTTGATCTCTACTATTCAGGGTCATAGACATACCGAAGCCTACACGAATTTCGCAGTAGGAAAGAACTTCAAACTATTTGGAAAGCAGGTAGGATGTGGAATTAATAAACAGACCTATGCCATGGCATACGCAAAGGCAGGAAAGAAGCCTGCTATAGGTGTAGGCATAACCCTTGACTACGGAAAACTTCCATTTAATGTAATGATGGAACTCTAAACCACATGAGGCCAAAGTTTACCATTTAATATTTTTGAAATAGTTTGCTGAGTCATATTGAATTCTTTTGCTATATCCTTTTGATAGATTCCATTTCGTTCATTTCGAATAATCCTGATCTGATCATCTGTTAATTTTGATTTGTGATTCCTTTGACCCTTTAGCATTACTCTCAATCCCGTTCTATCTGCGTGCCTCATATTTTCAGACCTGTTGCACCATTCAAGATTTGACAAATGATTATTTTTTTTGTTGCCGTCAATATGATTTATTTCATTTTTACCATTGACTATATCAAGAAAATTTAACCCTACCAATCTGTGAACAGGAAAGGGATATTCTTTTCCATCCTTGAGAAGTTTAACTCGTAGATATCCTAGACTGGATTCTACATTTGTCATGATTAATTCCCTTCCTCTTTTCAATGATTTGACTCTTCCAAACGAACTGATTTGATAATGACCTTCAAATCCTTTGACATTTTTCCAAATTTCCATAAAATAAAACCGCCCCACTTCAAGGGGTAGCAGTCCCTATCCATGAGGCATTTGGTTTTTAGTTTTTTTGATCGCTGCTACCCGATAAACAAACATACTAAAAAAAATCTATATTTACAATAGTATGAAAAGAGCAATTAAGTATATCGCAATCCATTGCACAGCCTCACAACCTACTGCAACTGTGGCAGCCATTTTGAGATATTGGAGGGATCATCTTGGATGGAAAAATCCTGGGTATCATTTGCTAATTGAACCCAACGGAACGATCCACAGGCTTCTTGATTTTAACGGAATAGCAAACGGGGTAAGGGGTTTCAATAAAGAGACTATTCACATTTCTTATATTGGTGGAATCACAAAGGCAGGAAAGCCTATTGACAACAGAACCGATGCGCAGAAAAAAGCAATTTTATTGTGCATTAATGAGGTGATTGAGTGGGCAGATAATAAGAAACTAATCATTCAAGGTCACAGAGATTTCCCTGATGCACGAAAGGCTTGCCCTTGCTTTGATGCAAAGGCGGAATACAGAGGGATCGTAAAATGAAAGTAGAACTATCATTCAATCTACCTGAAGAAGAAGAAGACTTCCGAGCAGCCATTAATGGGCAGAAGTTAAGGTCTATCACTTATGACTTTGACCAATGGCTACGCAACCAAATCAAGTATGAAGATCTCACAGATGAGGAATATCAAACCTTGCAAAAATGCAGAGATCAGTTCAGGGCTATGTTTTACGATGAAGACCTATTTATAGTGCAATGAAAGAACTGCTTGACGATGAAAGAATCAGGATTGCTACCATCTCTTTTTTGATAGGGGTGATTCTTGCTTTTGTGCTATTCCCTAAACCAGAGGTAGAGACAGTCTACAAAACAGAAACGAAGGTAGAAACGGATACAATTTACTCTCATATAGTGGATACTATTTATGTGCCAAAAACTAGGATAAAAACTCAGGTTTTAAGGGATACAGTCCTAAAAGAATATGAGCCTAAAATAAGCCTATTTAAGACCTCTTTTCCTTCTGACTATGGAAGTACCCATGTGAGTGGTGAAGTCCTTGGAGAAGTCCTTAAAATGACTGCTACAAACGATTTCAAAATACCTGTGGTTACGAACACAATAACCGAAACAAAAACAGAGACAAAAGTCATAAAGCCGAAGGGGATCTACCTGGGTGCCGGAGTGAATTCTCTCTTGCAACCTAGCGCAAAAGTTTCTTACCTTGATAACAAGTACCTATTTGAATACCAATTCCAACCACTACATGGAGTGCATCAGGTAGGGGTATCTAAAAAATTGTTTTAAATGTGGATTGAAATCGAAGTCATGCTATCAGGTCAAACCATTGACTGGAAGTCTTTGGGTTTAGAAGTTCAGCATGAATGGTCAAGGCGGATGGTAAGGATAGGGGACATTCAATATGTGCAGGAGTTACTGCATGATATCCAGATCATCTACTTCTACGATAATACTTCCTGCTTGATCAAGGGAAGATATCAAGATATCCGGACTGAGATCCTGCACCTAGATCAGGAAAGTGACCTGGATTAATTCGGATTTTTTCCGAATTAGCGCATGAATTTTTACTAAAAGTTAATGCATTTTTATATGCCAAAAGATATAATTTTTTAAGGATTTGGCAGATTATATGCAAATGAATATAGACTAGTCTTCATTTGCTATCCTATTTTTCAGCCTGTTTTCCCTGTTCCTTTTATACTTATCTTCAAGGGTTTGAATCTTGAGTAGAACTAGGTAACCTATCAAGTCATTGATTACATCTTCATCATCCTTTTCCAGACTTCCGTTTTTTATCCGCTTGAGTTTGTCATCTATCCGCACGAGTAGTCCGTCTTTTGCGGACAACTTAGAGAAAACCCCTAGCGGCTCAAGGGCAGAATTCCCGTACTTGAGATTTTTAGTGATAAGCAGTTCACGGATTTCTAGTAGGTAGGAGGAAACCTTGTTTGCAAATTCATTCATGGGATAAGGTATTCAAAGATGGCTATAACTATCAAGGCAAAGATAAGAGAAAATCCAACTACTTTAAAGAAGGATCTAGAACGTGAACTCATGGCACTCCTTGAAGGATTTGAACCTATCCCCTTTTAGGTATTGGCTTGATTTGAACTTTGACCTTCCCTTCTTAATTAGGAAGCCATCCTCAAAAAGGATGTAAAACTCATTCTCACTCACTACCTCATTGAATTGAATGTAGTCTACCCACCATTCCGCAGGCTTGCGGTTTTCATCCATGACTTTTGAAACCCTTCCGTATCCAAACGGATTCAAGATCTCGATTTCTTCCATAGTTTTTTTTGGCAAGTTATAAGGATAAAAAAGTACACTTGAAAAAAATATTACTTTTTGTGTAAAATTTTTTCATAAATATTTTTTTTTCTAATTTTTTCCTTCGATATTTGATTCATCAAACAGGGACATAAAACCAAAAGCACTATGAAAGCAATCGAAAAAGTACAGCAGGAACTAAACAAAGTATTCGCAATGCAGGATCAACTTCAGAAAGAAGTTTGGACAAAGGAAAACTATCAGATCAATTCAATGAGAGAAGATATGCTTTCAGAAATGGCATCTACTCTTTCACAAGTATTGAGAAGCCTAGAAGAAGAAAATGAAGACTTAGAATTTATCAGCCTAAACGAAAGATAAAACACAGCCCTTCGGGGCTTTACTTTAAACCCTAAAAAAAATGAACTACGAAACAGAAAATTTCTACGATCAAGAGATTGAATTCACCTACGAAGGTAGGGAGTACGTCTGGCAAGGAGACTACACCATAGAACATACTGGAGAAGATGAAAGCGAGTACGCTCCTGCCTATGGAGAAATGGAGATTTGTATAGATCACACATCAAGCCTAATATGCTATGAGCAAGGAAAAGAGGTCATCCCTACTAGATCTATGATGATGGCACTAGAAATCCAAATTGAAAGAAACTATTAACCAAAACCAAATAAACAAACCAATGGAAAAATCCAATTCAATTCAAAACCTTACCCAAGGACTAGCCAAGTTTCATGCTATGGTAGGTAAGATTAGCAAGGATGCAAAGAATCCTTTCTTCAAGTCCAACTATGCAAGTCTTCCTCACATCATCACGGAGATCTCAGAACCTATGGAGAAGGCAGGTCTAGTGATCTCTCAATTCCCTGATGGGGATGGGCTCACTACGATGCTAATTCACGCAGAGAGTGGTGAGTATTTATCAGCTACCTACACCTTGCAAGTAGTACGGCAGAACGATCCACAGGCTCAGGGTAGTGCCTTGAGTTATGCTAGAAGATACGGATTAACTTCAGTCCTTAATCTAGCCATTTCAGATGATGATGCAGAGGCAGCAATGAAGCCTTTGAGACAAGCACCTGCACCTGCAAAGGTAGCACCTACAGAAGCCCAATTTGCAGGCATAGTACAGTACTTGAATGGAACTCCAGAGCAGCAGAAGACAGCCAAGGAGGCACTAAAAAAATACACCTTAACCAAGGAGCAGCAAGAAATAATCGAAGGACTACTATGAATATCGTGAATGTGCTTGTACCGGATGCGTACAAATTGAAAAAAAGAAAGGATGGCACTTTCACATCTGTAATTGTAGATGAGGAAATAGATCCATTTAATGTAGAATTTATAGGAGGTGAATGTATCGAAATAGATACAAATGAAATGGCTTACATAACCCTGTCAATAAATAACCTTTACCAGATTATTGACTTGATTGAAAAAGCAGAATACAAATATTCTAAACAAAGAAAAAAATGAACCTATACCAGATCACACAGGAGGCGCAGTATCTTGCTGCCCTCCTTGAAACCGAAGAACTAACTCCAGAACTAGAGGCAGAACTGCTAATCAATCAGGAGCAACTACAGACCAAAGGTATAAACTATGCGAAGGTGATAGCAAACTATCAAAGCGAAGCGGATCAAATAGATGCCGAAATCAAGCGACTCAAGGCTATGAAAGAAAGCAGAGATAAGAAGGTCACATGGTTGACTGAAAGCCTTAAGAAAGCCATGCTAGTAAGCGGAATTGAGAAGATAGAAAGCCCACTATTCAAGATATCATTGAGAAGATCCGAGGCGGTGGAGGTAGAAATCCCAGAGGCTTTGCCGGTAGATTGGCAGGTAAAAAAGGTCACGATCACAGCGGATAAAGTAGCAATCAAAAAAGCAATCAAGGAAGGCTACTCGATCACGGGTGCTAGACTAGTAGAAAACTTCAACCTATCAATCAAATGAGATACCTAGGAAAGCAAATTGAAAGACCTGGAGACCTTGCCCCAAAAGGGGTGAAGTCTACCTACCAAACAGAAAGACTTCCATTCAATGAAACCTTTGAAAGAATATGGCTGCTTGCAAATACCAAAGCCTAGCACCCCTTGTGCGTGATCTATACACTCAAGGCTACACAAGGAATAAGATAGCCGAAATCATGGGGGTCAAGAATATAGTAGTACAGTACATCCTGTATAAGATTTTGCTAGTAAACAAAAGCAATTCAAGAAGTAACTTGATGGAAGTGCTGCCAAAGGATCAGGTGAACAGGATTATTACCCTTTCGTGTTGGGGATACAATAACTACGAGATTGCAGAGGATCTAGATTTGCCTGTGAAGAATGTCACTCTGGTGATCAAGGAAGCACGGAATAAAAAATTAATTCAAAAATTCTGCTGATAAGTATTGTTTATTCTAAACTATTTATTAGTTTTGGCTATTCAATTACATCAACACACCAAAAACACCATGAAAAAAGCACTTCAAATCACAGGCAAAATCCTCTACTTTATAGTAGCCATGTCTCCAATCTTTGCACTTGGCTATATGCTAGGACTTAAATTAATCTAAACACAAAAAAACCTATGGAAAATTTCAAAATCAAAATCACTCAAACTCAGGAAGTAGAGAGTGAAGTCTCAATCCCGAAGTACTTTACCTTGAATAAGTACTATCACTATAAACTGCTTTCAAATTCGGCAGTGATAGCAGTCAACTACTTTACGGATAAACTTGATAACTTGGTAGCCCTTGAATTATGGCCATCTATCAAGGTCGAACATATCAGATATGTTACCTACATTCTTAAATCTGATAACCTAGAAGAGATCACAGAAGAGGAATTCACTTCACACCTAAATGCTGCTAAAAAATTAATCTACTCGCTATGAAAACTGACTCACAGACTGCCTTGATCAAGGGATGGCTATTGAATGGCTACTCAATCACCCAACTAGATGCCTTGAATATGTTTGGCTGCTTCCGGTTATCCGCAAGGATAGCCAATCTACGAGAGGAAGGGCTTGATATTGTCACCGACATGGTGAATGTAAATGATAAAAGAATAGCAAAATACTACCTGAACAAATGACCAGAGAAGAAATCATCACCGAACTAAACCACAGAAGTACTCAGAAGTACTTGGTGTATTTAGCCCTGCAAGAGATAATGCTTGACTACTATGAGGATGTCAAGATGCTCAAATTCTTTGATCTTGATTTGCAGACCAAGCATAAGAACATGATCAATGCCCTGAAAAAAAAGTCTACGCAGGCTTTTAGATACCTTGAAGGGTATGATAATGGCGAAGCGACTATCAAGCAGTTTCACGAATTTGTGACCTTATTTGAAAGACTGCACACGGCTATAGATTGCGGAGGTGCTGTGTTCCATGATTGCCTGAATGCTGTAGAAGAAATCCTTGATAGATACGATGGCAAAGAAACTAAGTGAAGAAGAAAAGGAAAGGATCTTTTCTCTTTGGCAGGACAGGGTGATAACTAAGGCTATAGCAATAGAAGTAGGTAGATCCTATAATACTGTCTATGTTTATTTAAAAAGTAGATATTTGATTTGATATTTGAAAAATAGTATTATATTCGTGCATTCAAGAATCATTCCTGTGTGGAAGCGAGAATGATTCCATAGGTTAACTTAACCTGAGCCTGGCAGTCTTCCACCTGTCGGGCTTTTTTATTTACCATGAAAAAAGAAGCGTACTATTTTTCCCATGATTCAAATGCAAAGGATGATCCTAAAATTTTGCAATTAAGGATGGAGATGGGATGGGAAGGCTACGGCCTTTTCTGGGCATTGATTGAGATGCTGAGAAATGAATCTGATCACAAGATGCGAACGCATTACAAAAGCATTGCATTCGCATTGCATACGCAAGAGGATAGCATCAAAAAGTTAATTAATGATTTTGATTTATTCGCTATTGATGATCAGTACTTCTGGTCTGAAAGCCTTTTGAAAAGGATGGAGATGAAAGAATCTAAATCTGAAAAGGCTAGACAATCCGCCAAAAAACGATGGAATCAAGAGAATGATGCGAACGCAATGCGAACGCATAGCGATAGCAATGCAAATGCTATGCAATTAAAGGAAAGTAAAGTAAAAGAAAGTAAAGAAAATATCTTAACAGAGGAAAGCCATAATGAGATATTTAGAAAACTATGGGCTAGTAGTATTTGGCTTGAAGGAATAGCAATAAAGAATAAAGTAAAAAAGGAGCAGGTACAAAATCACCTAAATGATTTTAGACTTGAATGCATCTTAAAGGATGAATTAAAGGTAGATGAAAAGGATGCAAAAAATCACTTCATTAATTGGATGAAAAGAGGAAACCCTATACCTGTGAAGGAAGAAACTGCACCTAAGTATGCAAAGTCTACGATTGAAAATAATTGGTGGTAATGGAAGCGAAAGACATACAAAAAATGAATGACCTGAATAGGGATATTTGGGGAATGATAGTACAGGCACAGCGAACTAAGAACTGGGCATTGATTGAAGTCAACTTGAAGAGGCTCTATTCCTTACAAAAAAAATATATTAATTTAATCAATATCATGGATTATGAGGTAAAAGGTACTACATTGATGCTTCAAGATGAAATACGGGTAAGAAATCAATTCGAGAAGCAATGGTTCAAGGATGTAGCAGAAAGAAATCATGCCTACCAAGAGATGAAGGAAAACATAGATAAACACTTTGCTGAATGAAAAAGAAATCAGATAAGACCTTTGACCTGGACTTCTGCGAGGCATCTATCAAAACCTTTGCAGGGCAGAGAGATTCAATGCTGCAGAACTTCAGGAAAGGGAAGGAGTCAGGATCGAAGACCTATGTAAGGGATATAGATCAAATCAGTAGTGGAGGGATACAAAATAAAATGTGGTCTTGGAAGGCAGGAGAATTCAACCTGTGGACAGGATATAATAATGAAGGAAAGTCACAGTTCCTGATTTTTCTATGTGTACTCAAGGCAATAAATGAAGGGTGGAAGTTCGCTTTCTTCAGCCCTGAAAACTACCCTCCGGATGAATTCTTTGATGACATCATTCACACTATCCTAGGTAAAAGCACAGATAGATTCTACAAGAATTTTGATGTATCTGAGCAGGAATACTTGAAGGCTTTTGACATGGTGAAGGACTCCTTCTACTTTGTCTACCCTGAAAAGAATGGAGTGCCTGATTTTACTATCGAGCAGATTGAATCAGTCTTTGAATTCCTAGTATGGGAGAAAGATGTCAAGGCTGTGGTGGTAGATCCATACATAAAGATTAGGCACGAGATGACAGCAGGAGAACCTGAACACCTTTACGCTTCTAGGTTTATGATGGATAGGATCAACTTCACACGGAAGAATAATGTGTCCTATCACCTAGTCATGCACCAAACTACACCTAGAAAGGAGAAGGATGGAAACTACCCTCCACCTAGCCTATACCAAATCAAAGGTGGTGGAACATTTGCAGACTCTACAGATAATTCAATCAGCGTTTGGAGACCTAATAGGGCTACTGATCCAAATGATACCACAGTCATCATCAAAACGGATAAGATCAAGAAACAGAAATTGGTAGGAGTACCCTTTGAAATTGAGATAGACTTCAATAGAAAAAAGAACAGGTACATGGGCAAGGATGGCTTTGACTTCTTTGAGAATGCGAAAAAAGTAACCGGTTCTGAACCGGTTCAAGAACCAAGAGTAGAGAAGTTCCACAGATCCGGAATAGAAGATTTTGAATTCAATCAAGAAGAAATAAACGCACCATTTTAAATGAAAAAGATAATCCAGAGTTTCACCCCCTCAAAGCAGGATCTATTTAGCATACAGTCTACCTTGCTTTCGATCTTTACCCTGCTGCATTTTGAATTTGAAGTAGGATTTCTTTTCATGGTGATAGTAGCCCTGTACACTATCGGGATGGATCAAATCTATAAGGCTTGCAGATGATACAATTTAAGATCAATGAGAAGCCTCTTTCAGTCAATGGGGCATTTCTAGGTAGGAAGATAAAGTCAGCAGCCTACAGGGAGCATGAAAAGACTATGCTTCTCAGAATGCCTGCAGGAAAAGTAGATCCTGATGTGATGCTTCGGGTAGAATTGTTTTTCGGGTTCAGTTCAAAAGCCTCCGATATTGACAACGGGATAAAAGTCACCCTAGACCTAGCCCAAAAAAAGTACGGCTTTAATGATAAAATGGTCTTTGAGTTGAATGTCAGGAAGTGCATTGTGAAGAAAGGGGAAGAGTTCATTCAGATGGGGATCTATAAAATGTTACCTTTTTAGACAAAATTCATCCTTTTACCTTGGATATTAATTTTAATACTATATTTGAATAAATAACAAACCAAATGAGTGTAGAAGAAGGAAGATTCATCAGACAAGCAAGAAAGAAAAGCGGATTTACTCAGTTAGAACTCTGCAAGAAACTAGGCATAAGCCATGCACCTATCAATCAAGTTGAAAATGGATGGGAATCTATCAGCCTATTCAATCTTAGAATGATCTGTGAGGCTATAGGATTGGAAGTTGTAATCAGAGAAAAGAAGCAGGCATAAAAAAATGGCACTTCTTATCATCGTTTTAATCATCTCCATTTTATCTTTGATCATGTCTATCTTTTGGATTAGAGGTATAGACTACATGAAGGATAATTATCCTGATTATAATGGTGAAGATTTATTTGATGAAAACAAGAAATAGAAATGCCTAGAATGCTGCCAAAATCCCGACTAGATTATTCCCTTGAGATCCGCTACAGGCTTTCAAGCGGGGAATGGTCTAAGTGGATGAATAAGGGAAAAGGTAGTTTTCAAAGTATCGAATTAGTGCAAAGTCAAATCAGGCTTCTAGCAGCCTCATATAAGGGCAGAGAGAAGGAAGTACGCTTTGAATGGAACGGATGGCTATGCGACTACGCAGGACTTCCCACAGGCGAAGTAATTAGCCTCAAATGAAAGCGATTGGATGGCTATATGATCAGGAGTTTAAATATGTTTTTCAGAACATAGGTAAAGACCTATGGGAAGATCTAAGGCAAGAGGTAGCGGTCATAGTCCTAGAATACGATCAGGAAAAACTCAGGGAACTAGAAGCCAAAGGAAAGCAGGTTTTCAAGTTCTGGATAGTTCGAATCTGCTGCAATCAAACCAATAGCAAATATGGGAAGTTCGGCAGGATGTATGCAGCCCTTGTGCCGGTTGAAGACATAGTCAAGTTCATTAAAGAAGAGGAGGAGATCGATAACAGCCAAGCGGTAGCAGACTCAATTTCAAAGATAGTAGAGGGGTTGTACTGGTACGATCAGGAAATACTCAAAATGTATGTGGAACTAGGTTCAGTTAGGAAGGTATCAAAGCAGACAGGCATACCACATACTTCAATTTTTATAACCATTAAAAACATAAGAAAATGTATCAAGCAGCAGTTAGTATATTAGGATCAATCGGGATAACCTTGATTTACTTCTACATCCTGAATATTCCTGCCCTATTTACAAGGGTAACAAAGCGGAAACTAGTCAAACCTTTCTCCTGCTCCTTCTGTATGTCCTTCTGGATCAGTCTCTTTTTTCTAATCTTGAAAACGGATTTACTATCTGCGATATTTATATCTAGTATAGTACCATTCGCCTACCTGATCTTTGAGGATTATTTCACTAATAAGTTTGAACTATGACAGCAAAAGAAAAGGCTCAGGATTTAATATTTAATTTTATGTCAAATGAATCAGGATATGATTCAAATGATATGATTGACATTAGCAATTCAATAAAATTTTCAATTATTGCAGTGAATCAAATTATTGAAGAGATAATTGAAATTGATTCTCAAATGTCTGAAGGAGGGCTTATGGAGAAAAATTTAAAATATTGGTTAGAAGTAAAAAAACAAATAATAAACTATGACACCTGAAGATCACGAACTATTTAAGAAGCACTTTCATCTATATGAGTGCTACAAAAAGCACGCTTTCATTCGTAACTATTCCAAGGAAGTATATGCTGAACTTATTCACTTGTATACTACCTATGTCAACCCGAAGCACAACTTCAGCCATTGGTGCAGTTCATGCAGGGCTGAGTTAGTTAATTACCTGTACGGATGGTATACCAATGACCAGAATACTACCTGGTACAGAAAGCAGCAAGAAGAGGAAGCAGCACAGGCTTTGCAGGAGGTAGAGGTAGCATTCACCACAGAGGCACCGGTTATTGAAAACAAGCCAATCAAGAGAAGAAGAAAAACCAAATAAATAACACATGGACAACAAACCAAAAACCAAACTAGGAAACGGGAAGAAAAGAAGTGATTCTTGGATCACGGCTTCCCTATGCCTATCAGATGCCGAGGCTCACGCCTACACATACAACGGGAAGAAGTATTTGAATCTGAATATCAACATCTACGATAAGCCGAACGAATACGGCAAGGATGTAGCAATCAGTTTGAATGATTACAAGAAAGAGGAAGGGACAAAGCCACAGGTTAACAAAATGCCTGCTACTCCTTACCAGGCAGAAGACTACGATCTACCCTTCTAACTATGGCAAAGTTTAAACTAGAAGTTGAGGAAGGGTTCTATGAATCTGACAGCCTTACATCCCTGATCCTTGAGGTGCTGAAGCATAGGTTCTGGCATCTCAGGACTCATGGCAAGTGGATGGATTAAAAAGAAAACATAAACATCAAATCAAAAAAATCATGTCAAACTTTCAATTGAATTTCAATAGCCCTAAAAAGGTAGTTAGCATCACACTAGATGAGGAAGAAGGAATCTTTCAACTTGCCTACTTGTTTAAAAAGTTGCTAGATGATGCAGGGATAGCAAACAAAGTAGAGGAAAAAGAAGTAGAAGAACCTGAAGTGATTCAGCAAGGAAACGAAAAATTAGACTAAACCTTTTACAAAATTTTACACTATGAAAAAGCCTGAGAGATCTGTGATAGAACAAGCCATTGTCAAGGCATTTGGTAACCTCTCAGCGGCCTCAAAGTCTTTGGATATAGAAAGACCTACCCTTTATAAATGGATTGAACAGGATGGCTTAGAACAGGCTGTACAGGAAGGCAGGAATTCAAGGCTTGATTTTGTAGAAGGGAAACTAGATCAAAAGATTGATAGCGGTGATACTACTGCTATCATCTTCTTTCTTAAAACACAGGGGAAATCTAGGGGCTATGTAGAACGGCAGGAGATCACAGGTGCAGATGGCAAAAAGGTATTCGAGGTGAAGATAGTGGATGACAGTATCTAGCATCAAAACGAATAAGGTATTCCGCCATCTTGAAAGCAGTAAATCAAAGATAGTAGTTCAGCAAGGTGGCACTAGATCAGGGAAGACCTATAACATCCTTCTCTGGATCATTTTTTCATACTGCGAAAAGAACAGCGGTAAGATTATAACCATCTGCCGGAAGACTTACCCTGCTTTGAGGGGTACTGTCATGCGAGACTTTTTGACTATCCTCAAGGATCACGAGATCTACTCGGAAGATGACCACAGCAAGACTGCATCTGAATACAAATTGAATGGCAATACCATTGAATTCATTTCCCTTGATATGCCTCAGAAGATCAGGGGTAGAAAGCGAGATCTACTATTCGCAAATGAGGCTAATGAATTGACCTTTGAAGATTGGCAGCAGTTGCTTTTCAGAACCAATGAAAAGGTAATCATTGACTTCAACCCATCTGAGGAATTCCATTGGATCTATGACCAGGTGCTACCTAGGAAGGATGTAGAATTCTATCAGACTACCTACAAGGATAACCCATTTTTAGGGGCTGAGATCAAGGCAGAAATTGAAAGGCTCAAAGAGATAGATGAAAACTATTGGAGGGTCTACGGGCTAGGGGAAAGAGGGCAGAGCAGATCCCTAGTATATACCTTCAGTACTACCAAGCATATCCCGAAGGAGGCTAAACTTGTAGCCTATGGTTTGGACTTTGGATTTAGCAACGATCCTACGGCATTGGTGCGGACTTACATCCTTGAGGATTCCATGTATGTAGATGAATTGATCTACCGCACAGGCATGACCAATCAGGACATAGCAAAAGAAATGCAGAGCCTGGGGCTTGATAAGTCAAATGAAATCTTTGCCGATTCAGCAGAGCCGAAAAGCATTGAGGAGATCTACCGGATGGGATGGAACGTGAAGCCTGTGGTGAAGGGTGCTATCAATCTAGGTATAGACATCATTCGCAGATACAAATTATTTGCAACGGAAGGAAGTTATAACCTGATTAAGGAACTGAGAAACTACAAATACATAGAGGATAAAAACGGGCAGATGACCAATAAGCCTGTAGATAATTTCAACCATGCTTTGGATGCACTCAGGTATTCGGTGGTGAATAAGATCTCGAATAGTCACCTAGGGAAGTACTCCTTCAGATAAATACATCAAACCTTAAAAATATATTTCTAATCATGTGGGATAAATTGACTGTCGGGCAGTTCATCAGCCTGTACGATATCGAAACGAACGCAAATCTGAATATCATTGAGAAGCAGGCAAAGATGCTTGCTATCGTGGAGGGTAAAAGTGAGGAGCATTATGATACCTACAAGTATAGGGACTTGATGCACACCTACGCAGAGAAGTTGGATTTCTTCAATAATATTCCACAGACCAAACCTGTAGACTATTTGCAGGTAGGGGAGAATAGGTATAAATTCTGCCATGAACTACACGAGATCACGGCAGGGCAGTACATTGACATCTTGGCTTTTAGTGGGGAGATTATGCAACTCAACAAAATTGCAGCGTGCTTCTTTCTACCGATGAAAGGCAAACGCTATCAGGGCTACGGGGTAGTACCTCATGACGTGGTGGCAGATGATTTGCTAGGGGCAAAATTCATAGAAGTATATGCTTGTATGCTTTTTTTTTGTCAATTATTCAGCGAATTAATAAGCAGTATCACAATTTACTCAATGGAGAACAAGGAGATGGCGAAGAAGGTAGTGGATTTATGGCAAGGTGGGGCTGGGTTTTTAGCACTAAGCAGGTCGCAGACTTCCAGAATATAAAGGTGAATGATGCCTATGATTTGAGGGTAGTTGAGTACTTGAATACCCTAGCATATTTGAAGGATTACAACAAGGACAAAGAAGCACAATATAAAAAATGGTCGTTGCAACAAAGGCTCAAGTAGCGAATATCACGATAGGAGGAAACACCCTTTCAGGTAATCAATATGTATTGAAGTTTGAAGAAATTCTACTTCAAAATGTTGAGAGTGCTTTGCTTCGACTTGGTTACAATTTAGCGGATAAACTTGAGGCGAATGCTCCAATGGATTCAGGTGCTATGAAGCGATCCTTTGGAGAGCCTAAAATCACAGAAACCAAAACAGGGTATAGAGTAGAGATTCCTACAGGTGCGGAGTACTATGATTATATTGACAAAGGGGTAAGGGGTGTTCAGCATTCGTTAAAAAATAAAAAGGTTTACCCAAATTCAAAAGGGGAATTCTATCAATTTGAAACCTACTTCATGCCATTGAAAGCCTTGGAACATTTAGAAGGGTGGATGCAACGCAAGAACATGGAGATAGATGCAAGGAATCTAAGAATAGGAGCAGGAGATGAAACCTTGAAAGGTAGAAGAATCCTTCCTCAAATCTCAAGTAGTGCTAAAAGAATGGCATACTACATCAAAAAGTACGGAATTGCAGGTAGAAACTTTGTGAAAAAATCAGTAGATGAAGCAGCACCTCAGTTCAAAGTTGACATTCAAACTATAGGAATAGATTCAATCGTTTTAAGAATAAGCAAATTATACCCCTAGTAGAACCAAGCATAGACATCCTTCCGGCATTCAATCGGATTAACTACACGATAAGCAGCACGAACTCTGAGGAGATCGGTTTCAAGTATGTGGTCAAAGTTTACAACTCAGATGATGAACTCGTGACTACTGCATACTACGATAGCCCTGCTGATCCTGGAGATCCTGTAGAATTTGATGTCTCTAAATATGTCTCTGTTGACTTTACCTACAGCAAGGGATTCTATGAGACTGCTACTTCCTCAAGTTCAAAGAATGCTATCAAGGGATACTACCTGAAGTGCTACGAATACTACGAAGTTGATGGGGAATTTGTGATAGTCCTAGCAAGCGAGGTAGTGAGTGAAACCAAGTACGCTTTCGCAGGTGCTTTGCCTTTGCTTGAGTTGAAGAATTGGTACTCAGGACAGGCTCAGTATTGGGGATCTAGCAACACAGTATACAAGCCTTTGACGGCATGGGATACTATCAAACTAAGAGAGACCGATGCTCAGGTTTTTGGCTTTATTAACACAGGGCTTTTGACCAATGTAGAACTATTGGTAACATACAATAACACTACCACTCAGACCTACTATATCACACCTACCACAGTAACAAGCCCACATATTACCTATGTTCAGATCACTCCTTTGACCTATGGCGGTAGTGTGGCATCTATTCAACTCTTTGTAAATTGGAATAACGGATCTGCAAGGAGGTACAAATTTGCTACCCTATACACTCAATCCTGTGGCAGATACGATCCTATGCGGATAGCCTACCTGAATAAGTTCGGGGTTTATGATTTCTTCAACTTTGACCTAGTGAATAAGACTAGTTTTCAGATTGAAAAGAAGGGCTATGAGAGAAACTATAATGGGGATATATACGAGGCTAATGGGATAGTAGTGAAGAACGTGAACCCGATCTACTTCACAAAGGAAACGCAGAATTGGAGAATCATTTCGGACTACATCAACGATGTGCAGGCGGAACTTCTCAGGGAACTATACTCTTCACCTTTGGTATATTTGAACTTGGTAAATGATAACTACATCACTCCTTCTTGGATACCGGTAAAGCCAAACGCTACCACATACGAGGTGAAGAAAACGGCTTCGGATAAGTTATTCAACTTAGAAATAGACGTAGAATTCCAACTACTAAACACCAGACAGGTAATATGAGTGCAAGGCTATTTGTGGAAGGGATCGAAGCGGATACCCTTGGAGACATTGACGTAGACTTCACCTTCTCGGTGGCGGATGTTAGTGATATTGAGAGGAGAAATACTTCCTATTCAAAGACTATTATCCTGCCAAACACGGCAAAAAATCAAAGCCTTTTTGGGAACATCTTTGATATTTCGGTGAATAATGACTACTATGAGGAGGATGTAAATATCGGGGTAAACTTCAACCCTGCTAAACAGGCAAAAGCGCAGATCTTCCTTGATAACGTTAAGATATTTGATGGCGTTTTAAGGATGTCTAAAATCAATTCTAGGGAAGGGGACATCACTTATGAGGTCAATATGTTCGGAAGGCTTCGGGATATCCTCCATGAGTTGGGTGATAAGACTCTTGCAGAACTAAATTTTGCAGACTATGATCATGTCTGGAATAGAACCAATATTCAGAATTCATGGGGCAGGACTGAATGGGTAGAAGGAGCGCAGAACTATGTCTATCCCTTGGTAGATTACGGCTATAGTGTTGACTCAATCACCTACCCGATTAAGAACTTTAAGCCTGCTGTATTTGTCACCGAGATTCTGAAGCGAATCTTTTCCGAGGCTAACTTTCAACTAACTGCACCTTTCTTTGAAAGTTTCTATTTTAGAAAGTTGCTACTGATTACGGCAGAGAAGACCATCACAAGAGAAAGCACAACCCTACTCAATCAGACTACTAATCTATTTCAGCAGGAGGTAACTACTGATCCTGACTTTACCCATCTTCTAGGATTTACTTCCGTAGAGACTTCAGGCTTCACGATTACTAACTCAGGCACTCGATTCACATGGAATAAAGCGCAGCCTTTAAACACGGGATTAAACCTAAATTTTAGGATATTCTTGGAGGCTTTGCAGGGCTACACAGATAATGTCTGGACAGTCTCAGTTTTAAAGAATGGCTTAGAAGTTTTGTACAGCAGCAAGTTAGTTTCCTTTATTTCTTCCGGTCAAATCTATGCTTGGGATGTCTCAATAAGTGGAGGCATTGATCTTGCATTGAATGACTACTTTGAAATCAGGCTAACCGGAGACATTGCAGGATCAGGAACTAACACCCAACTTCAGACCGAGGTAGTGATTCAGCCTGGAGGAACATTTAAGATAGGTAACACAGTACCTGTGGCGGTAGAACTTGAGGAAGGGGATACCATGAAAATAGGATACACCTTGCCAAAGTCAATGAAGCAGCGGGATTTCTTGAAGTCTATCATTTCGATGTACAATCTTTATGTAACTCAAGACAGGCTTCGGACAAATGTTCTTGAAATCGTGCCCTACAATGAGTTCTACAGAACCTTTAAAGATCAGGCACTTGATTGGAGTGATAAACTAGACCAATCACAGGACATTACTATAACCCCTCTTTCTGAACTATCGGCAAAGGAATACAGATTGACCTTTGATAATGATTCTGATTATTGGAGTACTTCCTATAGAACCAAATTCAATGAGGCTTATGGGGAATCTAGGACTATCATAGACAATGATTTTATACTTGATACAAAGACTGTGAAGGTGGTCTTTGCCCCTCCGGTAATGCGTGAACAGGTAGCAGGAAGAATCATGATTCACCTTTACAAGGTAGAGAATGGGGTCAAAGTACCTGACAACTTCAAGCCTAGAATAGCGTATTGGAAGCCACAGGTTGAATGTCCTTCTTGGAATATCGGCTATGCTTCGGGGAATATTGCCTATACTACCTATCCCTATGCAGGTCACCTAGATGATCCTATCGAGCCTTCTACAGATGTGCTGTTTTCCTTCCCTAGAGAGGTCTATTTCAGCATTGGTTTATACCCTCAAAATAATAACCTATACACGGAATATTACGAGGGGCTAATCACTTCGATAGGTGACAGAAATAGTAGGCTTTTGGAGGGGTATTTCTACCTAACTCCTACCGATATTTCAAACCTTGATTTCAGGACTATTGTGAAGGTAGGTGTTCACTACTTCCAACTTGAGAAGGTGGATAAATACAACCCGATAGCGAACGGACTTTCCTACGTTTCACTATTCAAGATCCTGAGAAATATCAGCCCTGTGGACTATGACTACATCCTTCTTGAGAATGATGCCTATATGCTACAGGAAAACGGAAGTTCTAGATTTTATATTTAAGAATTATGGCAGATAAGAGAATAAGTCAACTGATTGAGAGAACGGACATTGCTAATAACGATGTCCTTCCTATAGTAGCAAGCGGTGCTACCACTACGAACAAGGTAACTGTATCAACCCTTCAGGATTGGATGCAAGATAACCTAGATGTGGGGGTCACTTCAGTAGGTCTTTCAGTACCTTCTGCCTTTACTGTATCTGGAAGCCCTGTAACTACTAGCGGAAATATCACTATTTCAGGAGCAGGTACTACAGCGCAGTACATCCGAGGTGATGGTAGCCTAGCAGACTTCCCTTCAAGTTTAGGTGGAGGCGGTGCTTCCGTTTCTTACTACCTAAATGGATCAGTATCTCAGGGTACTATCGGAGGGATTGCTTACAGAGAAATGAATAAGACTCCTATTTTTGGAGCAGGTACTGATATCACAATATCTTCAAATGGATATGTAGCCTCATTCATTACGGATGCAGGTGATCCTGCTTTGCTTGAAATCCCTGCGGGGAATTGGAACTTTGAAACCTATCTTTCTGCATCTTCAGGAGGCGGTAGCCCTACTTTCTATATTGAACTTTACAAGGTAAACTCAGGCGGAACGGCTACTTTGATTGCTTCTAATTCAGGCACTCCTGAATCGATTTCTTTGGGGACAAATATCAACCCTTATTTCTCAGCACTTGCAGTACCTACTACTACTCTAGCATTAACGGATAGACTTGCTATTCGGATTTATGTAACTCCTGCAGGTAGGACTATCACTTTGCACACGGAGAATAGTCACCTTTGTCAAATCATAACCACATTCACCACAGGATTAACTGCCTTGAATGGGTTGACTGCTCAAGTGCAGAACTTCGCAACGGGTACAAGTGGCACGGATTTCAATATCTCAAGTTCTAGCACTACCCACACTTTTAATCTACCTACTGCATCTTCTACGAATAGAGGTGCTTTGTCTTCTGCTGATTGGATCACTTTCAATGGAAAGCAGAATGCTATCACATTAACTACTACGGGATCAAGTGGTGCTGCTACTTTAGTAGGTAGTACTTTAAACATTCCAAACTACACTACTGCAATGCAGAACCAATATGTACCTTATGTGGGTGCTATTGGAAATGTAACTCTAGGGGCGAATAATATGTCTGCCTCAAATGTTTTAGTAGATGGAGCAGCGACTACTTCGGGTGGATTCTTAGGATTCAAACAGGCTTCTAGTGTTGCTACAGGTCAAGGAGGCTATACATCAATTTCTGCCATTGGAACGAATGAGATAAAATTCTCTTTTGCACAGCCTACAAATTTCAAGGAATTCTCCTTCAGCACTCAATCAATTACGGCAGGAGTTTCAGGAGGTAGAATATACACTTTGCCCGATGCTTCGGGAACTTTGGCATTGACTAGCAACCTATCTGCCTATCTGCCTTTGACAGGTGGTACTTTGACAGGTGCTTTGAACGGGACAAGTGCTGCTTTTACTGGCACATTATCAGCAGGCCAATCAACATTTACCCATGCAGATACACCTCTAAGATTAAACAATGCAGGAGGTCAATTTACTCAATTAGATTTTCAAAATAACGGAACTCAAAAGGGTGCTATTTGGTGGAATAATTCAGCAAATAGTTTGAATCTATTTACAGGAGTAACTGCATTATCCCTAGCCTCCACAGGCGCGGCTACCTTCTCAAGCAGCGTGACGGCAGTACAAGGAAACTTTTATCAAAGTGCATCAAGTGGTAATGCAATACAATTAAGGAATAGAAACTCAAATCAAACTTGGGGGCTAGTAGTTGATACTGATGCCGTAGATGATAAGAATCTAGGTTTTTACACAGGTTCTGCTTATGCTTTAAGATTAAATGCAACATCAGGCTCGGCTACCTTCTCAAGTAGCGTGACGGCTAATGTGGTTAATACATTAACTTCAGGAGGATTTAGTTCAACTTCTTTTCCATTAAACGCATCATTATCAAGTAATGCATCTGCTTCATCTGTTGCACCTGTTGCTAGGTTCTCAAATAATGGAGGTGGATTTGTTACTAAAATAATGCTTTCAGATAATAACAGGGGTGATGCATTTATCACTCATGTTGCAGGGAGTGCATTTATTCCAAGTTCTCGATGGTTAGGATTTGGAGTTGATGCTGTTGACCAAATGGTTATTAATGCCTCCGGCAACGTAGGCATAGGCACGGCTAGTCCTAGTTCATCAGTTAAATTTAATGTTTTTGATTCTTCCGCTAATGGTGATATTGCGTTATTTTCAACAGACGCAACTAAGGCGGATATCTGGTTAAAGGATGTAAATACAAGTGCTGGATCGGTAAGGTTAAGAAGTGAATCGAATGCATTAGTTTTTAACGCAGGAGGAAACGAACGAATGCGCATCACTTCCACAGGCACAGTAGGTATAGGTACATCTAGTCCAAGTTCTACCTATATTTTAGATGTTCATACAAATAACTCAGTTTATAATACTAGATTTTATCAGCCCTCTTCATCTACTTCTGCTTATAATTCTATAATTATAACAGGCGCAATGACAAGCGCAGTAGGTTATGCAGGGATAGGAGGAAGTGCTACAGGTAATACTTCTTTTAGAGATAATTTTGTAGTTGGTACTCAATCAAGTCATCCTTTAGTTTTAAATACCAATGACACCGAAAGAATGCGCATCACTTCGGGGGGTGCAGTAGCAATCGGTGCAACTTCTACAAACGGAAGACTAGGTGTAAGAGGTACTACCAATGATTCATCAGCCTACGCATTTGAAGCAGCAAACTCAAGTGGTAACTCTTTGTCTTTAGTTAGAAATGATGGATTAATTATATTTCCTTCACTTGTTTCTACATTTACTACAGGATCAGCAGCAAATATGTTTGTAAGTCCTGGAGATGGTGCTATATATAGATCTACTTCATCTATTAAATACAAGAAAAATGTAGAGGATTATGATAAGGGATTGACTGAAGTGATGCAAATGAGACCTGTATTTTATGAAGGAATTTCTGAATCAGATGAATGTAAAATATTTGCAGGTTTAATTGCAGAAGAAGTCCATGATTTAGGCTTAACTGAATTTGTGCAATACGCAGAAGATGGAAGTCCTGATTCATTAGCCTATCAAAATATGGTAGCACTACTTATCAAAGCAATTCAAGAACTTAAAGCAGAAATAGATTCACTTAAAACCAAATAAAAACAAAATGAAAATCACGCTAACAGAAGACCAAATCAAAATGCTAGAAGCATGGGCGCAAGAGTTGCCTACAAAGTACGGGATGTCCTTCATCCAATTCCTAGCACAGCAAGTGCAGGAGCAGAACCCGAAGGAAGAAGTAGAAGCAGAGTAGTAAACAAATGGGGAATTCTTGGGGATTCCCCAAACCTTTAAAATACCTATCCAATGGCTGAAGAAAATAAGATCATTTTAGATGCGGATGTCAAACCCCTAAAGAAACAATTAAGGGAAGCGACTCAAGAACTACAAGTTGCACGGCAGAAATACGGGGAGTTTTCCAATGAAGCGACAAATGCAGCGCAGAAGGTAGCAGGCATCCGTGATGAGATTGATGCAGCAAATGAGGCGGCTCAGTTATTTGATCCAGGCAAAAGGTTTCAGGCATTAACTACAGCAGCCTCCACAGCAGCGGGAGGGATTGCAGCGGTTCAGGGTGCTATGGCTTTATTCGGCAACCAATCTGAAGAGGTAGAAAAGGCACTCCTAAAAGTTCAGGGTGCTATGGCACTTTCTCAGGGACTTTCTCAATTGAAGGATATTGGAAAAGTAGGTGAGCAGTTGAAGATATCCTTTCAAGGATTGACGGCAGGGGCAAACGGATTCAAGAAGGCTTTGATCTCTACCGGTATCGGTGCTTTGGTAGTGGCTGTGGGTCTACTTGTAGCCTATTGGGAAGACATTATGTCTTTGGTCAATGGTGTAAGCAGCGAGCAAAAGAAACTAAATGAAGATGCTTTAAAAAATCTAGAAATACAGCAGGGAAAACTTGATACAATTGAGAGCCAAACCAACCAACTAAAACTTCAAGGCAAATCTGAAAGGGAAATACTTGACATAAAAATAGCCCAAACAGATGAAGCAATAAAGGCTGCTGAAATAAATCTGATAAATGCTGAGAATACAAAGAAAGCACAACTAGAAGCAGCAAAAAGAAATCAGGATATAGTAAAGGGAATAATTAGTTTCCTTAATACACCAGTAAAAATCCTTTATCAGGCTGTAGATGCCTTAACTCTTGGTTTAAAACAGACAGGAGTTTTGGCGGAGTCTACTAATTTAATGGAATTGTATGAAAAGAATTTTGATACAATAGCCGGAGACATGGCTTCATTCATTGGATTTGATCCTGCCGCAGTTGAAGAAGAAGGAAATAAAACAGTAAAAGAAGCAGAGAATCAACTCAATAAATTAAAGGAGCAAAGAGCAGGTTATGAATTGTCAAAGATAGACCTTCAGAAACAAGGAGCAGAAAAGGCAAGTGCAGAAAGAGAAAAGCAAAGCCAAAAGGAGATGGAGGCTGAGGCTATCCTACAGGAGGCTAGAAACAAGATGCTATCTGAGCAGTTGCAACAAGAGGAAGCAATTAAGAAAACCTACGATGAAAAGCAGAAGAAACTAGATGAAGCAGGAGTGAAGGATGATGGCAGTTTAGCAGAAGCAAGAAACAAAGAACTGCAAGCGGTAAGGGATAAATTCCAAAAGGATGAAGCCGAGAAAGAGGCAGAATTCCAAAAGCAATTAAATGAGATTAGAACTCAAACTAGGCTTGAAGGTATCAAGGATGAAAACGAAAAAGCAAGGGAGCAGATCCTGATAGAATACCAAAAGCAGAGAGATGAAATTCTAAATAACGAGAAACTAACTTCAGAGCAAAAGACTGCCCTACAATTAGAACTTGCACAGCAAGAAAAGCAGGCTTTGGATGCACTTCAGCAAACCATTGATGAAGCAAATGCTATAAAAGAACTAGAGAAACTTGATGCTAAAATGAAGGAAAGTGAATTGGATTTGCAAATGCAAAGGGATTTACTAAGCCAAAAAGAAGCACTAAATAAGCAGTACTATGAAAGCGGTAAGATAAGTGAAGAAGAATATACAAATAATGTCAGGGCAAATTCTGAGGCTAGGAAGGAACTTGATAAGCAAGAATATGAACTAAAAATTGCACAGGCACAAGCAGCATCAAACGTTCTAGGTGCATTGGCTGATCTTGCAGGGAAAAGAACAGCAGCAGGTAAGGCTTTGGGTATTGCGGCTGCTTTGACAAATACCTATGTAGGTGTGTCTGAGGCACTATCTGCTAAATCAGTTTTACCTTCTCCTTTTGATGTTGTGGCAAAGGTAGCAAATGTGGCTACAGTTCTTGCTTCAGGATTGAAAGCGGTAAAGGCAATCACGGCAGTACAAGTACCAGGAGGTGGTGGAGGTGGTGGTGCGGTATCTGCTCCTAGTATTAGTGCATCTGCACCTACAACATCTCCTTCTTTACCTTCAATAGGATCAAGCCCTGTGACTGCCCTAGGTGCAGCCATGCAGCAGCAGCCTCCGGTACGTGCTTATGTGGTAGAAAGCGAAGTCACAGGAACTCAGAAGAGGGTAGCAGATATTGAACGTAGAGCAGGATTTTAATAGTTAAGGATATGGAAAAGAAACTACCACTATATGAAATGATGATTGGGGATACTATTGAAGGGGATGAAGAAGTAGACTTCATTGCCCTAGTAGAATACCCTGCAATTCAAAAAAACTTTTTAGCCTTTTCGCAGCAGTTCGTAGAGCCTAGCCAAGGTGAAAGCAAAGAAGACTTTCTACCTAGATGCATTGAATACATGATCAATGAGGGTAAGGAATCAGATCAGGCGGTGGCTATCTGCTCGACTCAATGGGAAGGAAGATTCCAAGAGGATTCTTATAATGATTATCCTCAATCAGCAAAGGATAATGCCGAAAGGGGTATCCGTTTGAATGAGGCAATAGGGAATAGATGCGCTACTCAGGTAGGAAAGGTTCGTGCGACTCAAATAATGAATGGTGAAAACCTATCAAGAGAGACCATCCGAAGAACATACTCCTACCTCAGTAGGGCTTCCGAGTACTATAACCCTGAAGATACCGAAGCCTGCGGGACTATCTCTTATCTTTTGTGGGGTGGTGAGCCTATGCTTAGATGGGCAGAAAGCAAAATGAATCAGGAAGATTTTCGTGCTGTAGGTTTTAATAAGTTTAGCATTGAAAACCAAGATCAAAGAATCGTGACTGGGCCTCTAATGGTAGCGGATCTACCGATCTATAGAAGGGATCAGGATGAGGAGTACTACGTTTCTTTCTCTGCTGCCGAGATCAAAAAGATAGTACAGAGATTCTTTAAGAAAGGCTACCAATCCAAGGTAAATGTAGAACATTCTACTCCTGTAGATGGTGTCTATATGTTTGAATCCTACATCATTGATCGAGAAAAGGGCATCATGCCTCCGAAGGGATTTGAAGACATCTCAAATGGCTCATGGTTTGGGTCTTTCAAAGTTGATAATGAGAAGATCTGGAATGAAGTGAAGGCA